TACCCAAGGAGGAACGAGTGGAAGGCTTGTTGCGCATGTCGGCAAAGACTTGAGCGCGGGCCTGTTTGGCGCTGGCGGCAGTGGCCTGAGCGACCTGGTCCATCGTCGCGTATTCGACGTTATTGATCACCTGAGTCTGGATCAACATTGAGCCGCCGGCACCTGTGAGCATGGTCTGACGCTCGCGCTCCATTACCCGCTCACGGCTGTAGCTGTTGCCCAGGGCCAGTGCTTCAGCGTTTTCGTCGAAGGCTGCAGAAGAGCTGCGATTAGCAGCGCCCTTGGCCATTGCGGCGTTGGCGTCAGCAAAGTAGGCCGATACGCCCAAGCGGCCGTCGTTGCCCCGCTTGAGGGGAATAATCGCTTCCGGGCCAGCCTCACCCATCAGGCCGAAGCGACCGGTGCCGCCCTCGGCGTAGGTGAACATGGTCGGCTTGTTGACCACGCCGCCCATGGCGTAGCGTTTGAGGCCCTTGTCGAGGATGCCGCCCTGGGCAAATTGCATTCCTGTGGGCATTTGGTCGACCGGGACATTGAACGTCTCAGTTCCGCTTAAGTCCATGCCGCCGCCGCCGCTCAAGCTCGGACCACCCAGCGCTTTGATCGCGGCCTGGACTGTGGCGATCACGATCATCTGGGTGATGACCTTGGCTGTGTACTCAAGGAAGTACTGACCCAGGTCCTTGAGGAAGCCGGCGAGCGCCGCCTTGACGCTGGCTTGACCCGTGATGACGCTGTTGAAAGCGTTAGTCAGGCTTGAACCGAAGGCCTCTGCTGCACCCTTGAGCTGATTGAGGGGGTCAAGCATGGCCTCGAGCTGGCGTTCCATCAACACCAAGTCGGTTTCGGCTGCTTCCTTAAAAGTCGGATCCAGTTCCCGGCGCTTGAGCTCCTTGCCTTGGTCAATGATGGCTTTGGCCTTGGCCGGATCCATGTCTTTTGTCTGCTCGCGCAGGTTTGCTTCCTCGCGGGCCACCTCGCTCTGTACAAGCTGCTCCTTACTGATTAGGCCGAGCTGGTACTGACGCTGCTTGAAGTCGTAGGTGATGTCGGAGGTGATCCGCTTTAATTCCTTTTCTTTCTCAACCTGCTTTGCCTTGTACTCAAGCAGTGATTGCTGGAGCTTAAGCTTTGCCTCCTCAAGCATGTTCTGCTTGGCGACCGAATCCTCGGTTTCCTTGCTCGCCTCAAGTACATCAAGTCTGTAGGTGGCAACAGCCTTGGCGAGATCGTTTTCCTTCAGGACAGCCTCGCGAATCTGCCTGCGAAGCAGCAGCTCCTGCTGAGTCATCAGGACCTTGCCCTTGCCCTTGCTTCCACCGTCCTCGTCGCCACCACCGGTAGGGTCCGCGTAGTCGGACGGAGTGGGCTGCTTTGCAAGCGGAATCTGTTTAAGTAGAGCCGCCTGCTGTTTGTAAGTCTTATCAACTACTGCACTCGCGCCTTTTGCTTGTGCACGTGCATTCTGTTCGGCCGCTTCGATGCCGGTTAATACATTGAATATCGTGCCAGTGAGAGTCTCTCCTGTTTCTCCAAAAACCTTCCAGCTCTCGAATTTCTTTACCTGCTCATTGGCTTGTGTAAGTGTCCTGTTAGCTTTAGTAGCAGTTGTTTGTACCTCGGCTAACTGACGCTCAAACACATCTTTAGTTTGCGCCGACCCACCCAGGCCCTGAATGTAGGTTTTTGCGTCAAAGTCTTTTTCTTCCTGAACTCTTTGTCCGGCTTCTCTACGCAACCTTTTAATTTCGTTTGACGCCTGGATAATTGCATCCAAACCAATCAAGGCGATTGTAAATACGATCGGCTTGGCAGCGCTTAGACGCAGGCGCTTAACCGCTGTATTTAGCTTTCCAGCGCGCACAAGAGTGACTGCGCTCTTGACGTTAAACCTGCCCAGGGCCGCAGTCAGCAAACCGAACCCCTTGGTGACGGCAGCGACCGTGCCAGCGATCAGGAGAGCTCTCCCAAGCTGCTTAAGCAGAGGCGCTGCTTCTTTGAGAACCTTAATCAGATCAAGTAAGTTCTTGGACAGCTCCCTAGTGAACTGAATAATCGCTTGTCTATTAGTTTTCAGGAAATCGGCAAAGGTGTTCTGCAATTCCTCGCCAACCGGCTGCAATGCTTTGCCAAGCTCAGCACGCAGTTCATCGACAATTACCTTCAAACGTGCGCCCGCTTCAGCGCCGCTGCCAGAAATCTTGTCTGCTGTATCGCCGTATTTGTTGCCTAGTTCGATGACGAACTTCATGAGCTCGTCAAGGCCAACTGTGCCGGCCTTGAGGGCCTTTTGCAGCTCAACCAAGGACATCTTGTTGGCCTCGGCAAACAGCGTGACTGCGCCGGGCAAGCGCTCACCCAACTGACCGGAAAGCTCTTCAGCGCTCACCTTGCCCTTGGAGAACACCTGAACCATCGCGGTGATGGCGCTGTTGACGTCCTCCGTGCTGCCGCCAGTTGCCTTAATCGCCGCCGTGACGTTCTCAAACACCAGGCCTGCGTCGTAAACCTTTCCGCCCGCACCAGTTACGGCTGCGGTCAGACGGGTCATGCCGGTGATCGAGTCACCCTGGGCAACATTGAACCGGCTTGTAACGCGGTCAGCAATCGACAAGGCTCTGCTGTACTCGCTTTGAGGCCCTGCAACACCCTTAAGGGCAATACGCATCTTCTCAAGCTGAGCTGCGTATTCAGCAGCACCTGCGAGGCTCTGACGCAGCATTGAGGCCTGGGCGCCGAGGCCTGCACCTGCCGCGCCACCTGCAATGCCTCCGGTTAACCCGCCGATAAGACCGCCAACTGCCGCTTCTGGGCCACCAAACACTGCACCAGACAGAGCAGAGCCGACACCAGCGCGAACGTTGCGGCCTAGACCCCCGCGTTTCCTCTGGTTGAGGGCATACTTGGCGGATTGACGGTCAAGGGCTTCAATTTCCTTGGTCAGACGTCTAAATCCAGCACTTGTTGCAGGTATTACGTTCCGCTTGTTAATTAGGGCCTGGCGCAGGTTGTCGATCGAATTGATGCTGCCTGTGTTTGCTTGGCGAGCCTTACTGATTGCTGCCGTGTACTGGAGTAGGTCGGCGCCGGTTTTTCTAGCCGCCTGGCCCTGCTCTGCTACAGACCTGCCGACGGCAGCAGGTTGGCCTACGTCGGCAGTCGCTGGGTTGAAGTAGCCCGCTCCTATACCGATAGTTCTTGCTACGCGGAAGTTTGGATCGTCAAAGGTGGTCTCAACCTGACCTCTAAACTGGCGAGCACCTCCGCTGATTGCAGCGCCTGTGCCTGGGGCGCTGGTTTGACCTGCAGCAGGCAGTGCCAGAGGCGTACCAGCAACACCAGCGCGGACACGTTGGCCCAGCTCTGCCATGGCCTGACGTTGAGCCTGAGCTGCGCCGAAGTTCAAGTAGTTGAGGCGTGTGGCAGCGTTGACTGCGTTCTCCTGTGCAGTTGCGGCCTGGGTCGCCATCGTCGAAACGTGGCGGTAACCATCGGCAAGCTTGTTGAGCTTGTCCGTAAGGCTGATCGCCTCGTTGCTGTATTGAGCGAACTCGGCGCGACCCTCCTCGGTGGTCTGGTCGAGAGTTTTGAGCTTGCCTTGGACGTAGGCAAGGCGGTCACCCAGCGCCTGAGCGTCTTCGCGGGTGCCGCGAACGCGCTTGCGGTAATGCTCTAAAACGTCAGCCTGCGCTGCAGCTTCCTGTACTGCCAGAGCTTCCAAGCCCGCAATCTGCGAAGCCATCGACCGGCTTCTGTAACTGCCAGCGGGAGTAGCCGCAAAGCCAGCGCGAGCCTGACCGAGAAGACCGGCAATCTTGCTGCCGGACATTTGATCTTCAAGGCGTGCCAGGCTCTGAAGAGTCGCTTGAACCTTGTCGTCAATCGACTGAATGACGCTGTTGAGCTCGGCTTTGGCCTTGTCTGAACGACGCTTAATTAGGTCGAAGAAGATTGCAATGCCACTGCCAGCGGCAATGCCTGCCGCAGCCGCCTCTGGACCAAACTGGCCCAGGGTTGAAGTAATTGCAGAGGCACTTTGATTGACAACGTCAAGCTGGCTGTCCAGCTGGGCAATGCTGCTGGTCAGCTCAGCAACCTTGCTGATCGCTGCATCGGGAACCAGGCCTGAAAGCCTGTCACCAAGCACAGGAAGATTAGAAAGTGCTTCCTTCGCTGAAGCCAGGTAATTGGCCAGGCCTCCAGTCGCGCCCTGGGCCGCGCCGGTAGCCATCAAGCCAGCGCCGGTTATGCCTTTCGCGCCCGCACCGACCACACCAAGTGCGCCAATGCCTTCAACGGTGCGCGTCCATGCACCTAGTGCTGTTTTGCTTGCACGACCTAAATCACCTAAGCGATTGATCAATCGACCGAGGTTGGTCGTGGCGCCTTTTGAAAATTCAACCGTGCCTTTGCCAAGCTGCCCAAGTTCTTGGCGCTTAAGCTCACGCATCTTTTGAGTCAAAGATGCGATGTCCTGCTCAAATTCCTTGGACGCTTGTGAATTTTTAACGGTCTGATTTTGCAGCTTTTTAAGCTGAGCAACGTACTTACCTGCAGTCGCGGAGCTTAATTTTTGTGCGTTTACATTCTTTAGGATTGCCTCGCGCTGCGCCTGAACAGATGCAGTCGTACCAAGAAGTTTGGCCTTTAAGTCAGCGACATTGTTTCCTAATTTTTGATAAAGTCTGCCGTTTACTTCAACCTGGCCCTGCAGTGCTTTTAGGGCAGTAATTTGCCCTTTGATCAGCTGCTCGCTTTGCTGCCCTTCCTTGTTGTAGCCAAGTACTTCTTTTCGAAGCTTTTTTATCTCATTATTGCTTATATTAAGCGCTTTATCTAAGTCGCGAAAACTAGAGCCGAGCTTCTTTACCGCCTCATCGCCAAGAACCTTAAGGCGCAGTTCAAATGGCTTAACGGTTTTGGCCATCGGAGCTCTTCTTGCTGAGTTCGCTCAGTGCTGCGGACTCCATTACCTGGAGTCCCTCAAGCATGTCGCGGCGGTTGTCGACATTGTAGAGGTCAAATAGCCCTCCAGAACTAAGCAGCACCTCATACTTCAGGCCCACGTAACCAGCCATGCTGGTTGTCCACTGGGTCTGCATTCTGAGGAACATCACCACGATGTCCCAGTTATCGTCCCAAACCTCAAAGTCGTCGCTGCTTTCTTCTTTGGGCTTAGGCAGGACAATGCCAAGAGCCTTGGCATCATCCTGCGAGTGGTCCTCGACGCGCTTACCGCCGCTTGCCCAATAGATCGCAGCGTCCTTTAGTTTCCCGACTTGGCGCCTTCAAACGTGTCGGTATAAGCCTTGAGGACACCGCGAATCCAGTAAGGGTCGTCGCTGAGATCGCGCAAAGCTTCAACAGAAAAAGGCACGGGCTTGCCGTCCTCATCGTCAATGCCGTCCCAACCGGTAAGCACTGCTTTAAGCAGGTCAAACTCGCTCTTGTCGCTTAGCTTGACAAAATCCTTGCGGCCGACCCGCTTGAAAACTGCGTCGAAAGTGGTGGTTTCAAATGCACCGCCGTCTGCAGGTTCCTCAATGCTTACGGGCCACTTGAAGGTTTTTACCTTTTTGCGAACGAACGCCATAAGGCTGAGTAGAAGTTCGGCTCTATCTTACAGGCATAAAAAAGGGCCGCATCAGCGGCCCCAAGGTTGGTGTGATTGAGCGCAGCTTAGGTGAACTGAAGCTCAAATTCATCATTCCCGCTGGTGCTAGGCACGCAGGTATAGGGAATGTTGAACATGGCAATACCGTCCTGATCTCCGTAGGACACGTCGCCGATGTCAACACGGGTGGAAGCGAAGTCCACGATGTTGCCGGCGGTAGTGCCGTGAGTGAAGTCCAGGTTGCCCAGGCTGGTGTCAGTCAGAGCAGCAGCAAAGTAATCCTTCGAGGCGATGCTCACGGCTTCGATGGTGGTCGAGCCAGTAGCAGCGCGGTCGGTCAGGATGACTTCTTTGTCGCAACCGATCAGTTCGCGGTACACCAGGGTGTTGCCAATGTCGAAGCTGAAGGACTGCAGGCAGCCAGCGAAAGAAAGGAGCTGGAAGCTGCTGGTGTTGCCGTTCTTGAAGATCAGCGGAGTTGCCTGGTTCGCGAAGGTCGCAGAGGGCAGTGCGCTGTCGTCAGGGGCGTTGTAAACGCCGGTGAAGGTGAAGTCGATCGTGGGGATCTCGCCGACGTTGGCGTTGATCGCAAACGTGCCACGGCAGCCAGTCACCTTGTGACGCAGACCATCAATGTTGTAGTAGATGGTGACGCTGGAGAAACTGGCGCTGACGGGGGCGTAGGTGACGCTGGTGGAAGCGACGACGGTTTCGTCAAGACCGCAAGCCTGAAGGGCCTTGCCGTAGGCAGGAGCCGTGCCAGCGGCGCCGGAACCGGTCAGTTCGACGCTGAAGGTGCATTCAACGCGGGTGTTTGCCAGGAGCTGCTCGGAGGCACCGAGGTAGGGGCGAACAACGTCGCGGTTGACAACATCACTCTGCTGAGGGGTGATGTTCAGATCCCTTACGAGAACGGCGTCGGTTCCGGTCGGAGTCGGATCCGTCCCGTACGTCGACTCCGTTTCGATCAGGATTAGGCGTTTCCGCAGGAGCAGAGCCATCGGTGGTTACCTCGAATGGTGTTGGGGGAGACGTGCGCTTGATTAACTTGCGCTCGCCCGTTTCCGGGTCCAGCAGGTAGCTCCCGCCTTCACCACGG